GAGTTTTTGGGGCGCTTCGATGAAGGCGCGGACATTCAAGACATTCAGGACGCAATCACATGACCAAGGGCGCATCCGCCAAGGGAAAGAGCAGCCGAGCCAAGGGTGCGCGGGGCGAGCGCGAGCTTGTGCGCTGGTTCCGAGATGAACTCGGAATCATGGCAACCCGCAACCTACAGCAGTACGCAGAGTCTCAGCTTGGGGACATTGTCATTGGCCCATTCTGCATTGAAGCGAAGAATCACAAGCGGCTTAGTGTTCGCCAATGGTGGAAGCAAGCGGCGGAACAAGCGAAGAAAGCCGATGCAATCCCCGTTCTCGCGTATCGGGTTGCGGGCGTCAAGCTTGGCTGGCGCTTTGTCCTGCCGCACACCAGCGCGCAAGGGGAGTGGAGTCACGACTTCGAGTTCACCGTAGACGTAGGCCCCGCGTGTTTCGCCATGATCGTTAGGGAGGCCCTTTGAACGCTCACCGCCAAGGCTTCGGGCCGGATGGCCGTCCGCTCTGCTTCAACCGCGAGGCGCGCGCAACCTACGTCGCCAACGCTGGATTCATCGACGGTAAGTTGGTGAACGTCGTCATTCCGTGGGCGTTTTCCGAGGGCTGTAAATCGTGGCTGGCCGACCCGTCCACCGACCCCGTACCGCTGGCGGAGGGGTGGAGGTGTGGCGGTTGTACGTACTTTCCCGGCGACTACGTAGACCTGGCGCTTACCCGCCGACACGACCGGAAAATGAGGGAGGGCAAATGACCGAACTTCACCGCCTCATAGGCGAGCTGTCACGTCAAATGGTGGCCGAGGGCTACCCCATCAACTGCGCGATGGACGCGGAAGCGCTGATTCTGTCCTTCCTCGCGAATGAGGGGCGGAAAGCGAAGACCGAAGCGGACGCGGCTAGGGCAATGGTTCGCGGAGCTGCTAAGGCCGCAGAGACGCAGGGGTGCCACCGATCGACCATCTACCGCAGGGCGCACAGGTTGTCGCGCAAATTGCGAGAACTTGCGACACGTTAGCCGGAGACTGCAAACCCAGCTAGGTTAGGGGCTGGGCGATGAGCGACGAGCGTTTAGACGAGGTGAGGATTGTCCCGCTTGAGTCGGGATTCATCGTTACGCGGGCATTCCGTGACGAGTACGACGAGCGCGACGAGCACCGCACAGCAGAGCCGACGCTTACCGGCGCGATTGGCATCGCGGCCCGCGCGCTGGGCTATCACGGAACGATTGAGTTCAGCCAAGGCCCGTACCTTCGGCAAGCGGTCACTGTTCCCGTAGTGGACGACCCCGCAGCCTACGCGCCCCCCGGCGTCCCGTTTGACGCAGAAGAGCCGCCGCTTAGGGCTGGCACCGCGAAGCCGGGGGATAAGCTGTGAGCGCGTGGCTTCGTGAGTTTTTGGGACCTTCGCGTTTATCTTCCATTCTTGCTTGGTCGGGGGCGACAGCGTGAGGCGTCACGTAGTCATTTCGGATACCCAAGTTCGCAAGGGCGAACCTACGGCCCACTTGTCGTGGGCTGCGGCTTGGATCGTGGAACACAAGCCCGACGTTATCGTACACATGGGCGACCATTGGGACATGCCCGCGTTGTCGGCGTATGACCTCCCCGGCACGCTGAAAGCCGAGGGGCAGCGTTACGAAGATGACGTAGAGGCAGGAAATGATGCCTTTAAGCTCCTTTCCGGCCCCGTAGAGGCGGAAATCCGCCGCATCAAGCGGAACAAGAAACGCGCATGGGAGCCGGAACGACACTTCCTGTTCGGCAACCATGAAAACCGCATTGATCGGGCGCTGAATCAGAACCCCAAGTTCGCTGGGATGATCGGCTATCACCACCTGAACACGCAGGGGTGGAAGCGCCACGCTTACCTAGAGCGCTTGTGGATTGACGGGATTGTCTACTCTCACTTTTTCCAGTCGTCGCACTCTAGCCACGCCATCGGCGGAAGCATCGACAACCGCTTGAACAAGATCGGCGCGTCGTTCGTGCAAGGCCACGAACAGGGGATAGTCTACGGGCTGCGACAGCAGGCCAGCGGCACCGAATGGCATGGGCTGGTCGCTGGTTCGTTCTACCTCCACGACGAGGGCTATCGGGGCGCGCAGGGGCAGGAGCATTGGCGCGGCATCGTCGTGTTGAACGAGGTCAAGGAAGGCCGCTACTGCGTGATGCCGCTTACCGTGAACTATCTCTGCCGCTGGGCTGAGGGCATCAGCGTGGGCGAATGGCTGCGGCGCAACTACAAGAACGCGGAACACCGTTTCACGCTGGCGAGGAAGCCATGACCATCATTGACCCGTTTTACCTGTACCTGATTCTCCAGCTTGACAGCATCAAAGCATTCATTGTCTTTTTGGGCGCGCTGTCTCTTGCAGTTCTTTGCATCCTTTCCATTGTTCTTTTGATTCGCGGATCGGACGCGAAAACTTCGGCCAAGGCATATGCCGGAGAAGATCACCCCACTTACAAAAGGCGCTTTGCGGAAGAAACGGAAACGGCAGAAAGCTCATTCCGCCTTCTTCATGGAGCGATTCGCTTTCTTCCGGCCCCTTTTCTATTGCTGGCGCTAGATGCTGCGCTCCCAACTTCCGAGCGCATGGCCGTTCTTGTCGTCCTGCCCGCCATCGCCAATAACGAGGCAGTTCAGAGCGAGGCGAAAGAGGTTTACGACCTCGCCAAGCGCGGCCTTAGCTCGCTGATTGAAGCTGCGCCCGAGGAAGCCAAAGAGCCCGAGGCCAAGTAATGAACGCAGCCCTTGGCGTCATCGCCGCCCTTTTGCTGTTCGTTGGCTTGTGGGGCTTGTGCCTCGCGGCTATTCCTCCGGTCGCACAGTTCCCACTAGGGGCGATTGCGCTGGCCTTGGCGTTCCGGCTTGGGCAGGCCGTGGAGGATTCGCAGGAGTGAGCATGGACGGAGCGCAGGGAAGCACGGGGGCCACGGAAGGCCCTGACTTTGTTGGATGCTGGGACATCAAGGGGCCAGGACTCGACGCCGCCTTTTCGGGCCGTCTGTCGGACACCGCCCTAGACGCCTCGCGCATGGCCTCCGCCACCTTTGGCGAGGGCTTCCCCGGCTGGGAAATCTACCGCACCGTCGTTTCCGGCGACACCATCTTTCTGCGCCGCCTAGAGGCGTACGCCATCGGCATGGCCCGCGCCTTGACCCGCGCGCAGCGGAAGACCGGACACCCCGAGGTAGCGCGCAGGGCGAGGCGTAACGACTGGATTGGGCAGGCCGCACGCGACGCCCTTTTCATGGTGATTCACGGCAAGCCCCCCGTGGGGATCAATGCTCGCGCCGCACAGCTTGGCGTGTCCAATGAGACTTACCAGCGCATCCGTGACAGCGTGGCGGGCGGCATGACCATCGGGCTAGAGGCGTACCGGGCGCAGTTGTTCTACTTTTACTGGAAGGTGCGACGTATTGGCGGATAGCGCCGGAATCGGTGGGAGCCTATGGGCTGGGATGTTGCGGACATGAAACTCCGCTTGCCAATGGGCCATCCCACCACATACGGAGCCCCCATGCGCCGCGAAACGCCAGAAGAGAAAGTCCGACGCGAACAGCGCGAGCTTATCGCCCGCCTGAACGCCGCCCGCGATGCCCGCCTGACGACTGCCCGGCAGAATCAGATGCGGATGGCCGGCTCTCCGCCGATGCCGTCGAATCAGTACGCGCCCGCGCAGGGGCAGGCCCCAAATACGATCCCGCTTGGTGGATTGGCTGGCCGCGCCCAGAACGCCTTGCAGAACCGCGCGAGGCAGATCGACACGCACACGGATCGGTCCGTCCGAGGCCGGAAGGCTCCGCGATGACCGACGAGACGGAAAGCGAAGAACTCGACATTGAGTTCGAGGCCGCAGAGCCGCGCGCCGTCACTTTCGACGTGCCGGAAGGCCAGATCATGATTCCAGACATTGACGCGCTGGCCGAAGCCCTTGGGGACGTGCCGCTTGCCTTCTGGGCGCATGAAAATGGCCTTCTGTGGCTGACGCCTCGCCGCCGCTGGGAGAGCATCGACATTTCCGACGCTGGCCCTAAGCCCGTCCGCAAGAACTGATATGGGCACCCCCACTACCGGCTACCTCAAGGCGTATGCGGACGCGGACACGCCGCTGACGCTTTACGTGCGCACGGAGGAAGGCCGCGCCGTTTTGACGGGCGAGTCTGCCCCCGTGCTGCTGGTGTCCATGCGCCGCTTTGGCAGTCAGGTGCCGGTGAGTACGCTCCCCGCGACGGGTGACGCCTTGGGGAAGGTCACGTTCACCGTGACGGCCAGCGAGGTGAAGCGAACCCTTTTCCCGGGCACCTACGCCTACCGCCTTACGGCTGACGGCGTCCACGTTCAGGACGGCGTCTTTGAGGTCGCTGCGTAATGGCTGCCGGCCGCCCAACGCTCTATGACTCCGCGTATTGCGAACGGGTTGTCGAGCTTGGCATGGAGGGCAAGAGTCGGGCGCAGATTGCCAGCGCGCTAGGCGTTGCGAAGGCAACAATCCAGAACTGGGAGGCCTCGCATCCAGAATTTCTGGCCGCAATGACACACGCGAGGGACGAGGCGCAGGCGTGGTGGGAGGGCATGGGCCAAGCTGGCCTGACCATGCAGGGCTTTAACGCCTCGCTGTGGGCTAAGAACGTGTCGTGTCGCTTCCGTGAGGACTACAGCGAGCCGAAGAATGTCATTCTGTCCGGTGACGCTGCTAACCCTGTACGCACGGTCAACCGGGTTGAGATTGTGGCCGTGGAGGCCAAGGCGGGCGATTGAGCGATCACCCATACCGCCGACAGGTTGAGCTTGCGCGGGCGCTTGTTGCTGCTGACGACAAGGCGAAGGCCGACGCGCGGCGTGGGGTGCCTTCGGACGATTTCGACGGGCTTAGGGATGCGCGCTGGGCGCTTGCTGACTTTCACCGCGAATGGCTTGGGCTTGAATGACGACGCTACGGGTGCAAATCCCGAGGCCCATGCTGCCCTTCGCCACCGAGCGAAAGCGGCACAAGGTCGCAAGGGGCGGGCGAGGTTCCGGCAAGTCGTGGAGCATCGCCCAGCTACTTATCGTAAGGGCTTACGCCGAGCCGATCCGGTGGCTGTGCTGCCGCGAGGTCCAGAAGTCGATCAAGGAATCCTCAAAGCGGCTGCTAGAGGATCAGGTTGCGGCCCTTGGGCTGTCGTCGCACTTCGAGGTACTGCGCGACTCCATCCGTGGGGCTAACGGCTCGGAATTCGCCTTCGCTGGCCTGCGCGACCATACCGCCGACAGTCTGAAGTCCTACGAGGGCTTCGACGGGGCATGGATTGCCGAGGCGCATAGCGTCTCCGAGCGCTCGGCCACGGTGCTGAGTCCGACGATCCGCAAGCCGGGGTCGGAACTCTGGTGGGATTACAACCCCGACCAGGAGGATGATTTCGTTCACCAGTTGGCCGAGCGTCCCGACGACGACACACTCGTCGTGACGATGAACTGGCGTGACAATCCGTGGTTTCCGACCGAGCTAGAGAAAGAGCGCCGGAAGCTGCTTGGGCTGAATCAGGACCTTTATCGCCACGTTTGGGAGGGCGAGTGCCGCAGTAACGCGGGCCTCCTGTTTAAGCGCGATTGGTTCAAGTTCTACGACCGGAAGCCCGAGCGCCTGTCCATCTACATCGCCAGCGACTACGCGGTAACGCCTGACGGCGGCGACTACACGGAACACGGCGTATGGGGCCTGTCGGATACCGGCGACCTGTACGCGCTGGATTGGTGGCACGGCCAGACCGACCCCGCCACGTGGATCGATGCGTGGATTGAGCTTTGCAAGAAGTGGAGCCCGCTCAACGCATTTGAGGAAGCGGGCGTGATCCTTCGCGCGGTGGATGGGTCGATCACCAAGCGGATGAGGGAAACGCAGACGTTCACACGTCGAACGGCTCTAGCGTCTGCCGGTGCCAAAGCGGAGCGCGCCTTGGGCTTCGCGGCTCGCGCGTCTGCCGGCGCGGTGTACCTGCCAAGCGGCCCTCTATGGGCCACGCGCCTGCTGAACCAGCTTTGCGCCTTCACTGGCGAAGACGGCAGGCCGGATGACGCGGTGGACGTTTGTAGCCTTATCGGGCGCGGGCTTGACCACATGCACAACGCCAGCGGAAGCGGCGACGAGCCGAAGCGGCGCAGCCGGCTGGACGACTATGGCCCCGGCGAAGGCGACGGACAAGAATCCAATTGGAAGGTGGCATGAAAGACAAAGACACGCTGGAGCGCTGCGTACAGCAGTTCCGCGACGCCATCGACGAGACGCAGGAAGAGCGCGACACCGCCGAGCAGTGCCGCGACTACTACGACGGCAAGCAGTGGACGGATGACGAGATTGAGGCGCTGCAAAAGCGCGGCCAGCCCGTCATCGTGTCGAACCGCATCGCGCCGAAGGTCAATAGCCTGATCGGCTTTGAAAAGCGTGGCCGCACCGATCCCAAGTGCTACCCGCGCACGCCGAAGCATGACGCCGAGGCCGATGCCGCGACGGACGCCCTGAGGTTCGTGTGCGAGCAGAACCGCTTTACGTCGATCAAGTCGGACGTGGCAGAAAACCTCATCATCGAGGGTGCGGGTGCCTGCTCGGTGACGGTTGTCCCGGATGGCAAGGGCGAGTTTGACATCAAGATCAACCTTGTCCCGTGGGATCGCTTCTACCGCGATCCGCACAGTCGCCAGCGTGATTTCAGTGACGCGAAATACATGGGCGTCGTCATCTGGATGGACGAGGCCGAGCTTTACGAGCGGTTCCCCGACGCCGAGGAACACATAAAGGCGTCGTATGGCGGCAACTCCGACGATGTAGGCGACACGTACGAGGATCGCCCGCGCTTCATGTGGGCCGACTCTGCCCGCAAGCGCGTTCGCGTGATGCAGCATTATTATCTCGAGAGCGGCGTTTGGCACACTGCCATCTTCTGTCGTGGCGGCTATCTGCGCGACCCGCAGCCTTCGCCCTATCTTGACGACAAGGGCCGGCCCGAGTGCCCGCTGATTGCCGTTTCCGCCTACGTTGACCGCGAGAACCGCCGCTATGGCGCGGTGAAAGCCATGCTGTCGGCGCAGGACGAGATCAACAAGCGGCGCAGTAAGGCCCTGCACCGCCTTACCATGCGCCAAGTCGTTGCCGAGGATGGCGCGGTCGAGAACAAGGCGCAGGCGAAGGCCGAGCTTGCCAAGCCCGACGGGTTCGTCGTGGTGCGCCCTAACGCTCGCTTTGAGCTGCTCGATGGCTCGATGCCGCTCCAAGGCGAATTTGAGTTGCTGCGCGAGGCCAAGGCCGAGATTGACGCCAGCGGCGTGAATCCGTCGCTTGAAGGCAACATGATGGCCCCGAGTGGCCGCGCGCAGGAAGTGTCGCAGGCTGCCGCGCTGAGTGAGCAGGCGATCATCTTCGACGCCCTGCGCGACTGGTCACTGCGCGTCTATCGCAGCGTGTGGAACCGCATCCGCCAGCATTGGGCGGGGCCGAAGTGGGTGCGCATCACGGACGACGAGCGCAACCTGCGATGGGTTGGGCTGAACACGCCGATCACGCGCGGCGAGATGCTGGTGAAGGAAGCCGAGGCGCGGGGGATGGCCTTGACGCCCGAGCAGCTTGCGCAGATTCAGGCCGACCCGATGATGGCCGAGCCGGTGGGCGTGCAGAATGAGGTGGCCGCGCTTGACGTTGACATCATTGTCGATGAAGGCCCCGATAGTGTCACGATCCAGAGTGAGCAGTTTGAGGCGCTGGTTCAGTTGAAGCAGGCCGACCCGTCCGCCATCCCGATGGAAATGGTGATCGAGGCGTCCAGCCTGCGGAACAAAGACCGCATCATCGAGCATCTGAAGTCGGGCGGCATCCCGCCGCAGGTGCAGGCGCAGATGGCCGAGATGCAGGCCGCGCTAGAGGCTGCACAGGCCGCTGCCACGCAGGCGCAGCAGCAGGCGCAGCAGATGGCCGCACAGGCTCGGCTAGAGGCGCAGAAGCTGGCGATTGACCAGCAGCAGGTGCAGGTCGATGCCGCGAAGGCCGAGGCCGACCGGATCAAGGCGCAAGCCGAATTGATCAAGGCACAGGCGCAGATGCTTGAAGTTCAACAGCGGTACGCGGCCCCCGTGATCGTCCCCGCCGAGCCGGTGGCGACATTCGGCTAGCCCAAGCCAACAACCACACACAGAGAGTCGCCTTCGGTCGGCTTTCGCGTTTCCAGCGCCCGGAAAAGGGCGACCCGTTCGGGGCGGGATGAACCCCGGTGCGCGACGACGGCGGACGGTCGAACTAGAGGCAAGACATGACCAGCGAAAAGGACGACAACGATTTCCTCAGCGAAATGATGCAGGACGAACCGGAGCAGGCCGAAACGCCAGAGCCGGAAGAGTCCGAAGTCGAAACGGGCGAGCCGGAGACGGCAGACGAACCGGAGGTGACGCCGACCCCCGAACCAGCGAAGGAAAGCACCACTGTCCCGCTCGCATCGCTCAAGGCGGAGCGTGAAAAGCGCCAGCGTGCCGAGGCCGAACGCCAGCGATTGGAAGCCGAGCTTGCCGCGTTGCGGCAGCAGCCGACCCAGCCGCAGACGCCGACGCAGCCGCTGGACTTTTACGCAGACCCGGAAGGCTACGTCTCCAGCGTCGTCACCAAGGCGCAGCAGCAGGCGGAAGCCCGACTGTACGCCGCGTTGGAAGCCGAGGCCCGCGACTCCCTCCCCGACTACGACGAGCTGATGGAAGGCCTAGTTCCGGTTGTGCAGAACAACCCGGTGCTGCGCCAGCAGATTTTCAGCAGTCCGAACCCGGCGAAGGCCGCGTATCAGCTTGCCCAGCGCATCAAGGCGATGGAGTCGATGCAGGACCCCGTTGCTTATGAGGCGCAGATGCGTGCGCGCATCAAGGCCGAGCTGGAGTCCGAGCTTGCAGCCAAGGCGGAAGCCAAGGCCGCAGCCGCCCGAGCCATTCCGCCAGACCTCGCCGGGTCTCGCTCCGCCACTGCAAAGGGCGCAGCCCCCGTCGAACTGTTCACCGAACTTTTCCCGAAATAACACAAAAGGCTAAAACATGACCACGATTGTAAGCGCGGCAAACCGCGTAAAGCAGTGGGACTCCAATTTCTTCAAGGAGTACATCCGCCAGCACCGCTTCAAGCGGTACATGGGTTCGTCCGAGAACTCGATTATTCAGGTGCAGAATGACCTGACTAAGAAGCAGGGCGATGCAATCACCATCCCCCTTGTCGGCGCGCTGAACGCTGCCGCCGGCCCGAACAACGGCACCACCACGCTTGTCGGTAACGAGAAGGCCCTGCCGAACGACGGTCACCGTATCAGCGTCCGCGTTGTGCGCGATGCCGTTGTTGTCAGCATGGAAGAAGAACAGGCCTCGCCTATCGCCATCCGTGACGCTGGCAAGGTCTCGCTGAAGGACCTGGCGGGCCGCTATCTGCGAAACGACATCATCACCGCGATGGGGTCGATTCAGGGCGTGTCTTACGCCACTGCCACGGCGACCCAGCGCAACCAGTGGAACGCCGCCAACGTTGACCGCGTTCTGTTCGGCAATAGCGTGTCGCTCTACAACGCCACGCACGCCACGGCGCTCGCCAACATCACGGGCACCATGCGTCTGTCGCGCGGCATCGTCTCGCTGCTGAAGCGTCGCGCGCAGTCGGCCATCACGGCGAACGGCGAAGGCATCCGCCCGTTCACCTTCGGTGAGGATGAGGAAACCTACGTGCTGTTCGCCGGCACCGAGGCCTTCCGCGACCTCAAGACCGACCTTGAAAGCGTGCATCGCGATGCCCGCGAGCGCAGCATCGACAACCCGCTGTTCACCGGAACGACCTCGCTCTTTTGGGACGGCGTCGTTGTCCGTGAAATCCCGGAAATCCCGGCGACGGGCAACGTGGGCGCGGCCTCGGCTCGCGTGGCTCCGGTCTACCTTTGCGGCGCGCAGGCGCTCGGCGTGGCGTATGCCCAGCCGACCAAGACCACCGTCCGCAAGGAAGACGACTACGGCTTCCGAAACGGCGTTGGCTTCTACGAGCTGCGCGGCGTGGAAAAGGTGCTCTGGGGGCAGGGCAACCTCACCACGGCGAAAGACTGGAGCATGGTCACGGGCTTCGTCGCGGCTCCGCTCGACGCCTAATCGGCTATGCGGGGGGATGGGGATTCCTATCCCCCCTGTTAAGGAGGCAGCATGGCGACTTATAACCGGCAGCGATTGGTGCGCGACTGCCTCATTGAAATCGGCATCCTCGACCCGAACGAGTCGCCGTCTGCCGAAGACTACGAGGCTACGGATTCCATCGTACAGCAGCGCATGGAAGGGCTGTACGATGAAGGCTTGATCCCGTTCGACCTCGACGGCGTCATCCCGGCGCGCTTCATGCGCCCGCTGGTGAAGGTCATCTCGGCGGAACTTGTGGCTGCATACGGCGTGCAGAGTCGCGCAGAATTGATCCTTGCCCGCGCGGCTGAGGGTATGCGCGACCTGTGGGCGCTGCGCGATCAAGCGCAAATCGACACGCCGACTAGGGCGATGTACTTCTAATGAAGTACCGCGAAGTTAACTTGCTAGGCGGCTTCTACAAGGACGCCTCGCAGCCGTGGTCGAGTCAGGACACGGTGAATTGGCTGCCCGCTGGTGACGACTCAGGCCAAGCCCGTAGCGAAATGATGTTGCGCGGCGCTCCCGGCCTGCGCGAAGTCACGTTCGGCACGGATAGCGGCGGGGGTGGTGGCGGCGGTGGGGGTGGTGGCATCGTCGTTTCCCCCGTGGGCATCAGCGGCACGCCGACCAATGGCGAGCGCGGCGTGGCGTACACGTTCACGTTCACCGCTAGCGGCGGCACGGGGCCGTACTTGTGGAGTCTCGCGGCTGAGGCTCCGCCAGGTCTCACGATCAATCCCACGACCGGCGAGCTTTCCGGCACGCCGACGCTCGCGGGCTCCTATTTCTTCGTCGTCGTCGCCACGGATTCGACGGGCCTCCCTGCGTCTCGCGCCGTGAGCCTGCGCGTCACCGCCCCGCTTGGGCCGGAGGTCGCGCTGGATAACCCCGACTTCGCCACGGCAACGGGCTGGACGACGGTCAACCAGACGGCAACGCCCGGTTTCAGCTTCCAAAGCGGGGCGGGGCGCACCGGCCCCGGCTTCCTGCGGTGGGTCACTTCCGCCGCGCTGCCGGGGAACTACTTTGGCGACACGATAACGAATGACGCTGTTGTCGAGGCTGACGGCAACGAGTTGAACGCGATTGGGTTCGTCCGCTGCACCGCTGCCGGTCCTTCGCCTAACGGTGAATACGCCGACATCTTGCTAGGCGTTCAAATCTTCAACGACGCTGCCTGCACCGTTCCGGCTAATTCCAACTGGCAGGCCTTCGAGTCGAACGTCAGCGTGCGATTCAACGGTGTGCGCGATTGGGTCGCGCTGTTCCTGAACATCACGCCGCAGGAAGGCAAGTATTACCGCCTCGCCTTCCAGTGCCGCGCTGGTCTTTCGGCAACCATCGAGTTTGATGATTGCTCATGGAACGCGAGGAACCGCGCGTGAAGGAAATCAACCTTATCGGCGGGTTCTACAAGTCAAAAACGCTGCCTTGGTCGGCGCAGGACGTTGTGAACTGGGTGCCGGTCAAGTCCGTTGCCGGTGGCGCGCGGAGCCCGTACAAGCTGCGCGGACTGCCGGGGCTCAAGGCGCTAAACGAAAGCATCTTGCCGCCGCCGCCGCCGCCGCGATGGCTGCTGAAGATCGGCGCGCTTCCTGCTGTGCCGGCTCAGAGCCTTGGAATTTTCAGCAGCCCCGATGGCGATGATTGGAGCGCGACTGTCCCCGTGGCTGGTGGCGGCTCTTTGGAGCATGTGAATCTTGGGTTTGACGGCACGGCGCTGATTACTTCCACAGGCCAAACGGGGCGTCGTTACACCGGTGACGCGGGCGTAACGCTCTCGACGCTTTACACAGGTGGCCCGATAATTTCCGCCAGTGGCGGTCGCGCCGCAAAGCTAGGAGCATCTTGGTTTCGCGCCAGTGGGCCTTTTATTCGCCTTTCCGTGTCGTCAGACAACGGCGTGACTTTCACCGAGGCGATCAGCGACAACGACTCCAGACTGCAAGACATTGTTACTGCAGACGACGGACGGCTTGTCGGCGTGACAGAGGGAACTAGCACGTTCATTAGCGATGACGGCGGCACGAATTGGTCGGCGCGGCCCTCGCTCAGTGCTGGCGGGTTTCCTACTGGCATCATCACTGTCGAGCGCATCCGAAAGACCGGGACGCTGGTTGCGACCTACATTGCCGGAGTTCCCGCAGACCCGCCGAACCAAGGCCGAATCTCTATCAGCCGCGACAATGGCGAGACGTGGCAAGAGCGCGATTACCGCTTCGGCATCCGGCAGGACGAGGGCGGAACGGTTGTGGGCTTGACCGAGTGGGGCAATGGCTTCATTGCGGCTGGAACGCAGTCGGGAAAGATCGCCATTAGCCGAAACGACGGCGAGACGTTCACCACATCTCCATTTTCCTTCCCAACGCTGCTTCGCGGACTTTCTGGCGATAACCAGAAGCTCATTGCCTGCGGCGATGGCGGCGAACTCTGGAAAACCACCGACGGCGTTACGTGGACAAAGGTCGCCGTCCCGTATCCAGACGCCGACATTCTCTGGGTGAGCCAAGTTCCATGACGATTTCAGACCCTATTCGCGGCCTGCGCAATGTCGAAGGCCTGCTATTCATTGTCGCTGGCGACAAGCTCTATCAGCTCGGAACCAACGGTGTCGCCATTGATCGCGGGACGATCCCCGGCGTTGATCGCGTGTCGATGGATTACAACCAAGTTGCCGGCGGCAACCAGCTTGCCATCGACAACGGTTCGTCACGCTACATCTTCAACACCGCGACGCAGGCGCTTTCGCAGGTCACTGACGATCAGTTCCCCGGTTCGTTTGCCGCTGAGTTCCTAGACGGATACTTGCTTGGCGTGGAGCCATTCGGGCGCTATTGGTTTTGGAGCGACCTAGCGGACGGCCTGAGCTACAGCAGCTTTGACCGCGCGCAGGCGGAAGCGCGGCCCGATCCCATCATTGCGCTGAAGGTTTTCAACCGAGAGGCGTGGGTATTCGGTCGCGACACGACAGAAGTATTCGTCAACACTGGCGCGCTTACTGGAACGTTCCAGCGGGCCTCCGGCACCGTCCTGAACGTCGGCTGTGCTGGCCGCTTTGCCGTGGCCCGTAGCAATGCGGGCATCTTTTGGCTTGGCGGCGATGGCCGGTTCTATGCGGCGAACGGGTACAACCCGCAGCCCATCTCGGCCGCCCCCGTCGAGCAGGCTATCCGTGGATTGGATTGGACGCAGTGTTACGCTATCAGCTGGGAGGACGAGGGGCACAGCGTCGTTTACTTCGGGTTCCCGAACGGGCAGACCTTCGGATACGACGTTAGCACCGGCATGTGGCACCGCAGGCAGTCGCAAGGGCTGCAAGGCTGGCGCATCGGCCACCTTGAGCGCTGGAACGGCAAGTGGATTGCCGGCGACATCTACAGCGGCGGCATCTACGAACTCGCATGGGACGCCTACGACGAGGCGGGCGGCCCGCTGGTATGCGAGCGCACCTCGGGCGTGTTCTCGGACTCGCAGCACCGGCTGGTTTTCTCCGGCCTTGAGCTTGTCATGGACACCGGCAGTGGCAACGGCAACGCCGCGCAGAAGGTCATCTTGCAGTATTCCGACGACGGCGGGCGCAACTGGTCGAATTGGCGTGAGGGAAGCATGGGCGCAGTGGGCGAGCACGCCAAGCGCATCCGCTTTCACCGTCTCGGCGCGTCCCGAAATCGCGTGTTCCGCGTTCGCGTGAGCGACCCGCGCAGGCGTGACCTGATTTCCGCCTCTCTCTCTGTCGAATCAACCGGCCAGTAAGGCCAGGAGCAAGAATGACCCCCCTTTCCCTCGGCCTCAGCCTTGGCGGCTCTGCTTTGCAGGGCATTTTTGGCAGCAGCGCAGCCCGTGCCCAGCGCCGTGCAGCAGAGCAGCAGGCCGCGATGCTGGCCCAGCAGCGGGCCGAGACGCGGGCCGACTTCCAGCCCTACATGGGGCTTGGGCAGGGCGCCCTTGGCCGCATGGCAGCGGTTGACGGTGGCGATTACAGCGCCTTTGAACAGTCGCCGGATTACCAGTTCTCGCTGGATCAGTCGATGCGTGCGAGCGACCGTTCTGCCGCTGCGCGTGGCTCGCTCTACTCTGGCGGTGCCGATGCCGACCGCATCCAGCTTGCGTCGGGCCTTGCCTCGCAGAACCTACAGAACTACCTCGGGCGCATGATGCAGCAGGCGCAGATGGGTCAGAGTGCCGCCGGTACGGTCGGCTCGATTGGCGCGCAGTTGATTGGCGCGCAGGCTGGCGCAGTCGGCGCACAGGGGCAGGCGCGAGCCAACGGCCTCGGCGCGCTGTCCGGCATGGCCGGTGATATGGCCTTCGCTGGCGGCAACTATCTCGGCGGACGCGGGAATATGCCCGCACAGCCGCTTGGCGGCGGCGTGTGGGGCCTCGGCGGCACGGGCGACATTGGTGCGGGCCTTGCGGGCGGCACGCGCTACGGCTTCGGGGGCTGACGCATGGTGAACTTCGCTCAGAACTTCATCGCGGGGCAGCAGATGGGCCGCGAACGCCGCTTGCAGGACGAGGCCCTTGCCAAGCAGAGCCAGCTTGGGCGGCTGGTGGGCGAATCGCTCACCGCCCCCGTGACGGCGCGCGACAGCTACCTCGGTCAGATTGCAGGCCTTGACCCTAACGCCGCCTTGACGCTCAGCACGCGCTTCCAGGGTGAGGCGCAGGCGCAGCGTGAGGCCGAACAGGCGCGCGTGCAGAACATGGCGCGACTGTTCGCCGTAGCCCCGGCGCAGAGCCGCGCAACCATGTGGGGTCAGATTCGCCCCGCGTTGCAGGGCATGGGCTTTGAAGCGCCGGAGGCGTGGGACGAAGGCTTGATGCCAGTGGTGCAGCAGTTGGGCGGGGTGACCGGCGAGAGCTTCCGCCCTATGGTGGTGGCCCCCGGCTCGGCCCTTGTCGGCCCTGACGGCCGTGTCGTGTTCCAGAATCCCGGTCGCGAAGACCCCGGCACGCTGGTGGACGTTCCCGTCGTCCGCAACGGCGTGCGCGGCACAGAAAAGCGCATCTGGCGCGGTGGTCAGCTTCTCCCGCTGGATCAGGCCGTGGGCGGCGGCAGCGCGCCGCAGACGCCCCAGCCGAGCGCCCAGCCCGTCATGGACGCCGTTCTTGCGCAGGCTAACGAGATGGCTCGCCGTGGCGTTCCCGATGCCGACATCGAACGGTACATCGCCAGCGCTGCGCAACAGGGCGGCGTGCAAGTCACGCCGACGCAGGCCCAGCTTGACGCCAACGCGCAGCGCACCATCCAGAGCCAGACCTTCGGCGCTCCGGCTCCGATGCCCGCGCCTGCGGCGGCTCCGGCCACTGACAGCGTCGGGTTCGACCCGGGGCCTGCGCAGCCGCGCATGGCGACGCCGCAGGAGTTGGCGCAGTTTGGCTACGCCCCGGGCGACTTGGTCGAGATTCAGCCGACCGGCGTCCCGCGCCCGATCCGCGCCACTGAGGCTCCCGGCGCAAAGGCCCCGAGCGCCGAGACTGCGAACAGGGTTTCGCTCTATGACAACGCCTTGCGGGCCGCGATTGAGTGGCGATCCCTTGTCGTGAGCCCTGACGGATCGTTCAACGACATTGCGGCGCGGATGCCGCAGGCCAAGGCCCTTTTGACTCAGGCGCTACGCGCAAAACTTCGCGCAGAGTCCGGGGCGAGTATTTCCGCCGAAGAAATCAGCGGCGAGACGGATCGATACATGGGCGGGCTGTTCTCCTCCGACTCAACCGCCGTGCAAAAGGCGACCGCGTTGGTTGACGACCTGACGAACCAGCGCGTAGCCCTTGACCCATCAGGCATGATCCGGCCGGCAATCCCGGCGGCATTGCCGCAGCAGCCCGCCTCGCAGCCGTCGTCGGGCGGCATACGCATCATTTCAGTGACCCCGGCAGGCCAGCAATGAGCGCAATGCAGCGCTACAAATTTGAATACGGCGGCAACGTCTACGAGGTCGAAGCGCCGGAAGGCACGACACCCGAGCAGCTTGTCGCGGCTGTCAGCAAGCCGCAGATCATCAGCCAAGCCCCAGCCCGCACCGCCCTGCAACAGGTTGGCGACGAGATGGGCACTGGCGAGCGCCTGTTGGTCGGCATCGGTCGCGGGTTCACCGATGTCGGACAGGGCGCAAAACAGCTTGGCCTGCGCGCTGGCGGACTTGTCGGCGCGGTTACGCCCGAGCAGATCGCGGCCTATGACCAAGCCGTTGCCGACGAGGCCGCGCTATTTGAGGGCGGGCTTGGTGATTCGACGGCGGCAAGCATTGGCCGATTCGTCGGCCAAGCCGCAGCGACCGCGCCCGTGGCTGGCGTCGGCGGAGGCTTCATCGCCAAGGGCGCTACCGGCCTCGCGCAGGTCGGCCGTGCTGCTGCGGTTGGCGCAGGGCAGGGAGCTGTTACCGGCGCACTGAACCCCGTCGTCAATGGAAAGGAATTCTGGCAGCAGAAGGCCATCCAGGCCGGCACGGGCGCAGCCCTTGGCGCTCCGCTTGGCGCGGCTGGTCAGGCTGTTGTTCGCGGCCTTCAGGGTGCGGTAAACGCTCCGGCAAATGTCGGCAACTTCCTCGCTGACACACTTTCCCCCCAGAGCCCCGCGCAGATTCAGATTGCCATTGATGCAGCCGCAGCGCGGGGCGATGACGCCGCTGTTGAGGCGCTGATTCCGGCATTGCAGCGAGCGCAGCAGCGTACCGCGCAGAACGTCGGCTCTATCCAGTCCGTGTTGACTGGATCGAACGCGCAGCGGCGCGTTGGTGACCGCGTCTCCCAACAGTCGGGCATTACCCTTTCGCCCGCTCAGGCGTCGGGCAGCAAGGCTGCGACGATGGTTGAAAACCTCGCCCGCCAGTCGGTTTTTACCCGTGACCGTATGTTTCTCGGGGACCAGAAGCGTGCGCGGCAGATGGTTAACGCTGTTCGGCAGTTTGGGCGTCAGCTTTCGCAGAACGAAACGTCGCCAGCCGTCTTTGCCGAGCGCCTACAGTCCACCGTTCGCGGCATGGTCACCGACCTTTCAAAGCGTCGCACGGAGGTTGCAGGCGGGGCGTACCGCGCTATTACTCAGGCAACGCAGGGTCAGCCGCTGGTTGCCACGAATAACACGCTTGATGAAGTCGCGAAGTTGCTTAGTGACTTTGGCGACCTATCGTCCGCCGACGGCAAGAAGATTTCAGCATGGGCCAATGATTTCTTCGACCGGCTGAAAGGCGACGGCAGCATCACGCCAGACCGCGCCATCCGTGAATTGCAAGCATGGACGGAGGCTGGCCGCGCTGGCGAAGGCTTGTTTGAAGGCGTGACCAATCGCAGCACCGCCAAGACCGCCGCAAACCGCCTTGCGGCGGCCATGATGCGCGACCTTGACGAGGCGGCGGGCGCCAACGGCGGGGCTATTGGCGACTCGCTTAGGAAGGCCAACGATCTGTGGCGGCAGTATTCCGGCGAAATTGACACGCTTCAGGCGTCTGCGCTTGGTCGCATCATTGGCGACGACATGGTGGGCGAGTTGAGCGGAACCACGTTCAACACCGTCTCGCCAGAGGCTGTTGTGCGCAAACTCGACGGCCTTGCCGCGTCCGAGCTTGGCATCGTCAAAGACTACTTGCAGAAGGTGAATCCGCAGCTTTGGGGCGAATACCAGCGCCTTACGGTAGAACGGGCGATGCAGGCGGCGCGCGCCTCTGCGCCGAGCATGGGCGGGCGTCCTGCGGCTATCAATCCTGGCGCGTTCGTTCGCCAGCTTGAGGGCGGCAGCGGGAGCCAAGCCGTCAACGCTCAGGCGCGGCTCCGCGTGTTGTTTGACGACAACCAGCAGCTTTCGTCAATCCTTGAGGCCTCGCGCCGCATGGCTGACACGACGGGCGCAAGCTTCAGCGGAACGGCTCCTGCGCAGGAAGCCATGACCATGATGCAGCGCCTTTCTCAGGCCGGAGCGCAGGCCGCTGGCGGCGTGGCGAACTTGGCAGGTCTTCGCGTTGTGGCGAGCCAGAGCGTGCCGGGTTCGGCTCGCGTCCCGCTGCGTACTCGTCAGCTTTCTGAGTCGGCGCTTGGCCGAATCGCTGGCTTCAACACGGCGGCGGCTGGTGCTGTCGGCGCGTTCGACCCGCTGGAAATCAACGTTACTGGCGGGATTCCAGTTTCCGTCGAGGAAGCCGAGCGCGATCAGCGCGAGTTTCGAGAATGGAAGCGTCAGCGGCAGCAGGGCCAACGTTAGGGATTCCCGGCAGGACTTTGGCGTAAAGGATTCGCTTCAGCCATTGCGGCGCGTAGCGGTCGATAAGGGCCTCGGCCCCGATGAACAGCATCCCAATGACCGTCGTGAGGATGAAAACGCCAAGCATCCCTCCAGCGATCACGGCCGGATCGCCCTTGGCGACAAAGATTGCGGGGGCGGCGCTAAGGAACAGCGTCGCCGGTACTGAGTAAACGAGAACGCGCTTCCAAGTCTTCACAAACCCTCCTGGCCCGCCCATGCGGGGCTTTTGCATTGCGGAGTATACATGACATTCCAGTTCTACAACCCCTCCCCGGTGCTTTGGGAGTTGACCGCGCTCGCCCCGGCCAATGGCGGCTCTATCCAGTTCTACGCCATCAACACGACGACGCCCAAGGCAACGTTTGCCGACTTCGCGCAGACCGTCACCAATCCCAACCCCGTGCCGCTGGACAGCGCGGGCAGGCCGGAGGTGCCGTTATGGCTGGACGGCGATTACAGCGTAACCGTGCGGAACGCTGACGGCGAGACCATCGACACGTTCGACCTACGCGACCCTGCGGCGGGCGGAACGACCATCCCGCCGCTTGTCTCGGGCCGGTTTCTCACAAACAACGGCACCTCGCTGCAATGGTCGGTGATTCGCCAGCTTCCCGACCCCTCGGGGCAGGCCGGTAAGGTCCTTTCCACGGACGGCGCAAACTACCTGTTCACGAACCTCCCCGCCGCGCCCACGCTCCCCGTCGAGGTCTTCACGACCGGCGTCGAGATTGGCGACGGCACGCGGAAGCTTCGCATCATCACCGGCACGGACACCGCGCCCTCCTCGGGCACGAACCGAACATCGAAAACCATCACGTTCGGCGTCACCTTCCTTACGCCGCCGGTTTGGGTTGATGCGACAGTGAATCAGGTGCCGATTAGTTCCGTGGCCCTTGTCGCCAAGGCTGTCACCAGCGTGACAACGACGACGGCCCTTGCCACCTTCGACACCGCCGACCGCCACTTCGTTGACGGCTCTTACATCACCTCCGGCTTTCCGTTCACGTGGATCGCGATTGGCGAGGTTGCCGCGTGACGGTCAACAGCATCCCCAACGCCGGCCAGCCTATCGCCGGAGGCATGAGGGTTGATCCGACTTGGTACAAGTGGCTGCGCGAACTCGACCGCGAGGCGCGCGACACGGGCGCGGACTTGTCCGCAGAGATTCAGGCGATTGCGCGGAAGCTTGGATCGCCTGACGGCACCATCGACGGAATCCCCGAATCGTCGCAGAGCTTGACCGCGCTCCCACCCCTTGCGATTAGCGGGAATCAAGTCACGCTGTCAACGCTTACCGCAGACACGGCGGGCGAGTTGTTCGGCATCACGCGGGACGCCTACGGGCGCATTTCCGCGCTGCGTCCTGTCGTCGCTGGCGCGGGAATCGTTATCGACGGCACGACGAACACCGATCAAATCGAAATCAGCGCGAGCGCATCGGGACAAGTGAATCGCATTACCTCCGCTGGCGACTTCCGGCGCACGACTCAGAATGACTTGCGGGAGATTGCCTGATGGGCGTTGTTCGCATCCAAGACCTTGCCAGCGCGCCCAGCGCATTGACCGGCACTGAGTCCGTCGAAATAGAACAGGGCGGCGTTAGCTATAAGACCACGGCGCAGGCAATCGCAGACCTTGCCTCTGGCGGCGTGACTGACGGTGATAAGGGCGACATCACCGTATCGGGAACGGGCGCAGCGTGGACGATTGATAACGACGCGGTGACGAATGCCAAGCTAGCGAACATGGAAACGGCCACGTTCAAGGGCCGCACCACGGCAGGAACAGGCGACCCGGAAGACCTGACGGCGACGCAGGCAACGGAGCTTCTAAACACGTTCACGACCTCGCTAAAGGGCCTTGCTCCCGCCTCTGGCGGCGGCACTAGCAACTTCCTTCGCGCTGACGGGACTTGGGCTGTGCCGAGTGGTGGCGGCGGCGGGTCGCTTGACTACAACACGTTTCTGTTTCCTTCGAACCCATCGGGGATCATCTTCACCGACACCACGGCACGCCGCGCGCTGGTTGAAATCCCCCTTTCGCAGACCATGCGGTTTATCCAACCCCGCAATTCCGGCAAGTGGTACATGGAATGGCTAATCAATGCGATGGGCACGAGTGGCGGCCCAACGTTCGGCGCTGGGCAGTCTGCTATGGTCCTCGGAACGAATCAGGTCGGAGACAACACCGGCACGGGGTCAACCGCGCGAACCGCAACTTGGGGCCTCATCGCAAGCAGCGGCAACAAGTATCACGGCGGCGCAGATAGCTACGGCTCTATTTCCACCACGAGCGACGTAATCATGATGGCCGTAGACATCGGCGCGGGCCGCATTTGGTGGGGCAAAAATGGCACTTGGTTTGCTTCAGGCAATCCCGCCGCAGGGACGGGCGCTGCATACACGAACTTGGCCAGCTACATCGTGCCGGCAATGAGCTTGAGGACTGGCGCAGAGGCAACGGCGCGTGTCACCTCCGGCGAATTCTCGCATTCCATTCCTTCCGGTTTCTCAGCCTGGGCCTAAGCCATGAACCCCTCTGTCAACGCTTTCCGCTTTTCCGCCGGCAACAGCTACGCCGTAGACATCCTTGGCGAGTCCGTCTTTTTGCTTGTTGAACGCTCTAGCGGCTGGGAGCGAGTCAACGAACTGCCCGACTACTCCGCTAGCAACTTCGCTATTAGTGCCGCAGGTGGCCCCGTGAAATTTGTCGAAGCCTTTATTGAAGCCTTGAACGCTGTCCTTCGCATTTTGCAGGGCGGCGCAGCCCCCGGCGATCTTCCCGAGCCTGACGGCACGCCGCAGGGTGACGTACTCGCTTACCTGAATTCGTCCGTCGTCGCACATACGATGATGGACGGCGTTGTGCAGCTTCGCGTGAAGTGATGGACGCGGTTTACATCATCGGCGCAATCGTCGGCGCTGGCACCCCACTCCTCACCGGCCTCGTTTGGCTGATTCGCTTGGAAGGCCGTATAAATACAGAGACGGCGCTACGGGAGGCGCTAAGGCAACGGATAGACGGTTTCGAGGCGCGCATCTATGAAGTCTTGGAGCGCATCGAGTCGAAGCTAGACCGCAAGGCCGACAAAGAATGACGACGCCAGCCCCCGGCGTCCGCAACGGGCCAATCGCCGGAGTAGCGGCGGGCATTGCACTTGCAACGTCATTTTTGATCTTGCATGAAGGCGAAATTCTCGGCAGCTACGCCGACCCCGTCCACGGCTGGCGCGTGCCTACAGCCTGCTACGGCCAGACCGGCCCGCACATCCGCATGGGCCAGGTCTTCACCCGTGCCGAATGCCGCGCGATGCTTGACGCCGAGCTAGTCACCAAGGCGCAGCAGCTTGACCGCTGCATTACGCGCCCCCTGCCGGATCACTCCGCCGCCGCTGTCCTGTCGCTGGCCTACAACAACGGCACGCGCAAGATTTGCGATTCGACGCTTGTCCGGCAAATCAATGCAGGGCAGCCGCCCGCCGCCTACTGCCAACAGTTTGACCGCTGGATGTTTGCAGGGGGGAAGGACTGCCGCGACCCGCGCAACAACTGCCGTGGCATCGTCAAGCGGCGCACGGAAGAAAAAGCGCTTTGCATTGGCACAGCCCACATTAAGTAATCCTTGAATACGCGCCTGAGGCTGTATGACGACACTTGAACGGATCATCGCGAAGTTGGGCATCGTGGGCGTGTTAGCAATCCTGCTAACGCTGTCCGTCCTGCTGAACCTTTGGCAGTTCAACCGCGCCGGAAAGGCTGATGCGCGTTGCGCAACACGCATCGCGGAAATGGTCGCGGAAGTTGACCGCAAGACCGCCGCCCGTGAAGTGGCCGCGCTAGAGATTGGCCGCGAGACGGACAAAGCCGCATCAAATGCCGTCGAAGTCATCGAAAAGGAAACAGTTCGCTATGTTGACCGCATCCGCCGAGTGCCCGTCGAGGTGCCTGCTAATTGCCCTCGCACTCTCCCTGACGGCGTGCAAGACGCCATCACCGACGCTGCCCGAAGCACCAATCGTCCAATGTGAGCAAGGCAAGACCCCGCCCGTAGGCGACCCGCCCGCCGACTGGTGGGCCGATGGCCCCGCGTGGGCTGTCGAGGTCTTGGGTGTGCTGCGGCAGGAACGGGCCTACCGCTCCGCGGAACATGAATGCCTTTCCCGCCTGCGGTCGCAGAGCGTCATCCGCTAACCGCTCCCCCGCCGTTACACCGCTACCCCGCTGAAAGCCGCGCCATTACTGCAAAGCATGGTGCCGGGGCGCGGGAACTGTCAGAAAACGGGGCAAGCGTTGGCGGGCACAGGGGCGCTTGCTAGGCTCTCCCCTGCGCATTCGCAGGCGGATACGTACTCAGTCACGCGCCCTCCGGTGGCTCTGGTAGTGGCATCCAGTGGGTTGGGTCGGTGCCGGTTTCAGTGCATACGGTTCCGCCGTAGCAGTACGCCCCGCACGAAACGGCTTGATGTTCTCCGCTGGCATGGAAGCGACGCCCGTCCCATACACCGACAACAGGGGTGCGCGACCACTTGATCCAGAACAGGGCCTCCACGCCAACGGGCGCGGTGCTGATCGGCTGCCAGTTCATTCGTCCCCCGGCCCTTGGCTGGAAAGAACCGCCCACACGGCGGCGAAAAGAATCAGCATCACGGCCAGAAAGATCACTTCGCACCCCTCGCGGCGTTGGCGATCTTCCAGATGTCGTAGCCCATGCCTAGGCTAGTGCTGTCTGTGCGGATAATCACGGCGTCCAGTGCGGCCTCCAGCTCCGCGATGCGCTTGGCGTGCGACATAGCGGCGGCGTCAGCTTCGGCATAGCACGCTTCTGCCGATTGCCACAGGCGTTCTAGCTCCGCGACGCGGGCCTCGACCAAGTCAAGGTCGGTTCGCATAGCGGCGACCTCTTTCACCGCCCAGCGGGCAAGCCGCCAATCTTCGTTGCTGTCAGGATCAGCGCCCGTCAGCCGGAAGCAATCGGCCAAGTCCTTGTGAAGCTCCGCGACGCGGGCGAGGAGGATGCGTTCTCTTTCGGCAAAGGCGTCGAACATTGCGATGAAGTACGCCCCTGTCTTTTTGTCCATCGACCCTTTGTGCTTCGGGACGGGAGGCAGCGGCGGCAGTTCAGGCGTGATCATGGCTGGCACTCATTAAGCATCTTCTCGATGGCGTCGCGGAGCGCAGGCCATTCCTCGCTAGTGATTGCGACACGCCCCGGCGTAAGGCTTGCCTCCTGCAAGACCTCCACGTATTCGCCAGCGCCCTCGCTGGTGATGCGGATAGTTGTTGCGTAGTCGCTGTAAACAGACTCGCCCTCACGATACACGATGACTGCCATCGTGCGGCAGGCGTAAGAGTGCGCGATCATGGCTCCCCCATCGCCTTGATGGCAGCGTCTGCCCTTGCGAGCCACACATCCTCTCTATTCAGCCCGTGCGTATTCGCGTCGTGGATCGTCCTCGCCACCCGCTCCCGATCCGGCGTGAGGCGCGGCTTGAGGCGCTGCCAGCACACGGCATCGATCTCGTCGCCGTGCTTCATCACGACATCCTCGACAACTTGGATGCAGTCGAGAACGTTCCCGCCCCCCGTGTCGATCTTGATTTCACTCATTGCGATCCTCCTGCACCCTGAAATGTGGCGGGCGGCGCAGCCTGCGCCGCGTCGATGGCGGCATCGGCTGCTTGCAATAGCGCCGGCCTGTCGTGCCTGTCAGTCTCCCAGCCGTTATCGTTCAGTACGTCCATGATCGCCATCGCCACCCGCTCACGATCCGGCGTGAGGCGGGCGCGGAGGCGCTCTAACGCAGCCGCTTTGTCGGCGAAACCAAAGTGCCGCGCTTCGTCAATGCAGAAGTTCAGCCATTGCAATTCACTTGTCACGGCCCACCCCCACGCGCTCTGGTTTCATCGCAGCCGGATCACCAACAATGCGCCCCGGTTCCCATTTTTCCGCCTTGTACGGCCATGCCTTCGACATAAGCGCCGTCGCGCAGATGGATAGGTAGAGCTTGCCGTCCCTGTAGTATTCGCGGCACCAAGTGACCGGGTTGTCGTGGACGCAGGCGGCCATCACTCCCCCTCCCGCGCGGCGGCGAGCAAGTCACGCACTTCCTTTTCGATGGCAACGGCAAGCGTCACATCGACGGGCATGTGCTTGGTTGTCGGGTGCGTCCACGCGCGACCGATGGCGCCAAGCAAATCCTCGCGCAAAGGCACCGCAGCGGGCGGGGCTTGCTTTAGCGCGCGCACTTTCTCGGGCAGGTCGTGATAGCTCCACGAAATGTTGCTGGGCGGAAGTCCGTTCACGATGACTGCAATCTCTGCCAACAGTTTGCCCATTCGCTCGATGAGGTATTCGTCTTCCTTGCGGCTCATTGTTCCTGCTCCTTCAACAGTTCCAGCTTGGCAAGTTCAAGCGCTCCGATGGCCTCGGTCACGCTGAGTCCGTAGCCGTTGGCGTAGACGGCGACATTGATCGATTCGACCAAGCGGGCAAGGTCGGCGCGTGGCTGGCGCATAGGCGTTACGTTCGCGGCAGGCACCGCAGCGGCAGGCTGCTGGGCGAGGTGCGCGCGCACGATGTCCCATGCCGTCGGGTCTGCGTAAAACGGGTCGCCCGCGTCGCATCCCGCTCGGCACTCGTCCATGCGGGCCAGAGCGTTCGCGAGGCTGGCAGCCACCGCAGCGGGCGTGTCCACAAAGTCAGCATTCGTCACCGGGCCAGCGTCGCCCACGTACTCCACCTCGCCAGGCTGCGGCAGCCAATCAGCCACCGCAGCGGGCGGGGCTTGTGGGGCGAAGCAGAGGGGCAAGTGCTGACAGCCTGCGTAGGCCTCCTGCCATGCAGCTTCTGCGCGGCGTGAAGCCTTTTCGGTCATGTGAAGCATCCGAATACCATCAGGCATGGTAAGCGCCCACGCCACCGCCTCACCCTGCGCCGCGTCGAGGGCGGCGAGGAGGTCGGCCATTGCATCCTCAAGCTTCGCCCATGTTCCGGAGCCTCCGCGCTCAGATTTTCGAAGCGCCTCACGCGCTGCCGCAATCGCTCGGTCTAGGTCAGCCATTGCAGCGTACCCCCATGCGTGCCTGCAACGGCAATTGCGTGCCCTTCGGGGTGCGAACGGGGCCGAGAAAGGCCAGACGTTGGTTAATCGTGAGCTTCTTTCGCTTCATGGCGCCCTCTTAGTTAGGTGCCCCGTTTACGCCGAGGCCACGCGGGTATCGGTTCCAAGCATCGCTTGACCCCACCAATCGCCGCTCTGAGTCCGGCGCGACTCCTTCCGCCTTCGCTTCAAGGTTTCTGCCCCTGGGGGGCTGACGGCTTGCGCCGACCTTTACTAGCGCGACACTTGCGGAATCAAAATGGGATGTCATCGTCCGGGGGCTGGTCGTTGCTCTGGGCTGGCGGAGCCGCAGGCAGTGGCTTACCTTCGCCCCTGGGCTTCCAGTCGTTAATCTGCGCGTAGCCCTTGCCTTCCTGACTGCGCTTCAAATCGACGTACACCGGGCCGCTCTGGCGCTTCGCCCATTCGATGATGCGTTCCGGCTCAATCTTGAGCGCGCCCAAGACGTACTCCGGCGCACCGTCGCGGGGGAGGTTGAAGTACAGGCCGGGGATGAATTTTTCCTTGTCGCTCATTACGCCGCCTTTCTCGCTTCATGCGCCTTTTTCAGCGCGGTTCGGGTCTTGGAATCAAGGCGCGTCCACAACGCCGCCTTTTCATCCGTGTTGAATGCCTGACGTTCGATGAACTCCCACGCGCCAGCGGAGTCGCCCGACTCGATGAACTCGACAATCGTGGCGGCGCACTTGAGCAAACCGGCCTGCGTCTCGCGGTCAACCGCCTCCCACGCGCCGCTTGTGGGCTGGCCTTCGGGCTTGGCGCGGGGCTGAACCTCATGCGTCGTCGCGTCGGCGTCGTTGTCGCCTTCGGTCGGGATGGCGAACGCCTGCATCGCGGCGTACTTGTAAGCGGCGCTCATGGCCTTGTTGGTGGCCTTGTCGCCGCTGTCCATTGCCTCGCCATACATCGGCCCAACGGTGTGCTTGCTGCCGTCCTCGGCGCACACAAAGTCGAACTCAGCTTCGACCGTCACGTAGAACAGCGCGGTTCCGTTCTTGTTGACGCGCTCCACGACTTCGCGGGACTTGCAGCGCGGCAGGATGCAAAGCGCGTTCTTCGCCAGGATCGGCGCGAGCGCGTTGTACACGTCGTCAATGCCTCGGAACTGGTAGCCCTGCTGTTCGTTCTTGCGGGCCTTGCTGATGCCATCCTTCGCCAGTTCCGCCTGCACGGCGGCGATTGCCTTATACACGCTCATCGTTCATCTCCTTATGTGCTGCGGCGACGTTCCAGCCGAATACAAAGCTAAATGCCGTTCCGATCAGGTAGGAGTCGAAGATTGCCGCGCTATATGCGCCAGCATAGCCCAAGAAGATCAGGGCGCAGATTCGGGTCGCTTTGCTCACTTGTCGTCTCCGATGCTCGGCGCGCTGGGCGCGATTTGTTCCGCCTCGTACTCCCGCGCAAACTGGCGATCAAACTCCGCCTGAAATCGCGGCCCCAGCATCAGCGGAAAGCCCGTGAGGGCGGCGCGGCCATACCAGCCCGCGAGGCGTTCCCGGTTCGATGCCGGGTGTTCAGTGGTCAAGATCATTCGTCGTCCCTCTGCAAATAATAGCGCCGGTCTTTGGCGCGGTAGGTGTGCCGGTTGCGCCAGGACATGACGAAAGCGGCGACATTCAGGGCCAGCACGTAGGCGGCTAACAGGAGCCAAATGGCGTCAGCGCTCATTCCTGGCCCTCCGCTTTGGCGATGGCGGCGCGGCGGCGATTAGGCGGGCGTCGGTTTCGGGGAAAGTGCGCTCGCCAAAGGTGCAGACGACGCTGTCACCGTCACCAACAACGCACGGCGAGCCGTAACCAAGAATGCGGCCAAGCAACCACGGCCCCGGCGTATGCGCGATCATTTGCCCGCCTCGTGCGCGCGAAATCCTCGCCAGATTCCCTCCGCCATTTCCGCCCACTGTTCGCGCTGCTTTTCGCGGTGCGCGGCGGCATCATCGGCCAGCTTCCGCACAGCTCCATCGGCGCGATCCATCGCAGCTTGAGCGGCGTACACATCGCGGAAGGCTGCGGCCAATTCCTCGTCGCCAACGTCCGGCTTTTCAGCCTCGCGCCAGTCGGCCAAGCGAGCGTTCACCGCCTCGCGGATGATCCGGCCCGCCTCCAAGTCATCACCTGCAACGATGGCGGCGGCGATGCGCTCACGGACGCGGAAAATCGCACTGTCGATGGCGTCGAGCAGGGTCAGGTCGCTCACGGGGCGCCCCTCTCGTTCAGTTGGTCGATGGCGTCGTCAAGGAAGTTCGACTGGGTGTCCTGCGCGATGCGGTCGAGGGCCAGTACAAAGTTCGCCAGAACCGCCGTGGCGAAGTCGGCGGCGATGCCCGCGCGGTCGGCGTGCTTGGCCTTGTAGAGGCGCAGCGCAAGCGCGGCAACATCTACGCCCTCGCCTTCTGAAACGGCCTGCGCGGCGGCCTCCTGATTCTTGGCGTCTTCACACGCCAGCTCATATGCCAGTTCGTCGGCCTCATCGTTGCCGGCCATGTGCGCGTCAACTGCGCTGGCCAGGAATGCGTCGAAGTTGCTCATTGCTTCCTCCGTGCCGAGTCCGTCTCGGCGTGGGAAGCATTGAATCACAGTGTTCCGCCGAGCGCAACATGCAGCGCGCTAAAAATTGCACATTGCAGGCAGTCCGTTTATTGTTCGTTCATCCTTGGGGCTTGACCGCCGTTCCGTGGCGTGAAATGATAGCCCCATGAATACACACACATTCCGCGCGCTTGTTGACCATGTAGGCTCACGCACTGTTGCCGAGCGTCTTGCCGGCATCCGCAATAAGGCCCGAGCCCATCGCCTGTATCACGGCGCTCCGCATACCGTAGATGAAATCCGAGCGATTGCCCGCGCATTTCAGACAGCGATGATTCCCAAGTGAGGGGCTAAACCCATGCCGTGCCCAACAGGAAAACAGCAGTACACCACCGCCGCCGCAGCGTCCCGCGTCAAGGCCGCATCGGACAAGCGCCATGGGAAGGGAAAGGCCGGTGGCTGGCACAAAGGCCCCGCGATGGTCTACCGCTGCCGCGAGTGCGGGCAGTGGCACATAGGCCATTCGGTCGCGCCTCTCCGCAACGCTCGCCCGCGCTATGAGCCCGTGTGCGATTGGAGCTTCGCTTGATTTCCCCCGCCAAGCCTTACGCCGAAGTCATGAGCGGCGGACAGCCCGAGCCCTCCGGGTTGACGTGTGCGGATTCCTTGAAGGCGTCGAAGGGGCAGGAAATGACCGCAGTCATCAAGCAGCAGGATCAGATTGAAGTGTTCGTCAACGAGGCCGGAAGCATCACTCTGAAGCAGACGAACCCGCTTGGCGAGGAGCAAATCATCGTGTTCTGGCGCGAGCATTCGGGGCGCATTTGCGACGCCATCGACGCAGCCGCCCGCGATGCCGAGATTGACGAGATTCAGGGGCGCGGCGAGTAATGGACTGGTTCCGCTGGCACCACGGAAGCGTCACCGACCCCAAGTTTCAGCTTGTGGCGAAGAAGGCCAAGGCGTCCGTCGCGGAAGTCGTGGCGGTTTGGGCTTACGTGCTGGAAACGGCAAGTCAGAACCCCAAGCGCGGCCACGTTGGCGGACTCGACGCCGAGGCTATCGACCTGGCCCTTGGCATGGATGACGGGACGACCGCAGCGATTCTGGCCGTCCTGAATGATCGCGGGATTCTCTCCGATGGCCGGATTGCCGCTTGGGAGAAGCGCCAGCCGAAGAAGGAAGACGAAACCGCGGCGGATCGCCAGCGGCGCAAGCGCGAACGGGAGCATGAACTGGCGTTGGCCGCTATTTCGGCCAGCGTGACAGATGACATGTCACGCCATGTCACGCCATGTCACGCAGCGTCACGCCCCGTCACGCTAGAGGAGAAGAGAGAAGAAGAGAAAGATCAAAAGCAAGATCAAGAGCAAAAGCATGAGCGCGTGCCGCGCTCGGCTGGCCGGTTCGAAGACTTCTGGCAGGCCTACCCGAACAAGAAAGGCCGCAAGGACGCCGAGGCTACGTGGCGTCGGAAGGGTCTCGACGCTGAGGCCGACACGATCATCGCTGACGTTCGCCGCCGCGAGAAACACGACCGCGACTGGCTCAGGGGCTACGCGCCCCACGGATCGACCTACGTCAACGCCGAGGGCTGGCGCGACGGATTGCCGCCAACGCCTTTGCCGCAGCAACCGGCACAGATGCAGCCCTCCCGACAGATGCAAGCAATCCAAAACCTACTGCGAGTGACGCCCCATGAAAGCAACGAACCCGCCAACCTGGTTCATCTCGACGCTGGAAACGGCTTTGGCTCAGACCTACTCGCTCTGCCTCCCCGGCTCGCCGGGGGCTGACGTACTGCCCGCGACGGCTGCTACTTGGGCTGACGACCTGTGGCACGACCCGCGTTACTCGTGGGCTGACCCTGACACCGACCGCGCGCGCATCGCTCACGCCTTCCGCCAGCTTCGCCGCAACTGCGAGCGTTGGCCGACCCTCGCGGACTTTTCCAAGGCGCTGCCGCCGCCGCTCGAGGTTCCGGCGTTGAAGCACCAGCCGTGCAGCCCCGAGCAAGCTGCCGCGAACGTGAAGCGCCTGCAAGCGATGGTCGAGGAAATGTTCGGGGTGAAGTCGTGACCGCGCATACCTTCGGGCCTTGGGTTGCTGAGTGCGACCCCAGTCACTTCGACACGCTCTCTACGGTTGTCGCTGGCGAAAAGCGCGAGTCGAAAGGCATCGACCGTCAAATGATCGTGCAAGTTGGCGGATGGGCTGACTGGCGCGAACAGGAAGCCAATACGCGCCTAATCGCCGCCGCGCCGGAGTTGCTGCACGTCGTTCAGTGGGTGCGCGATTGCGAGTCGCTTCGCAGGGAAAACGGCGAAAGCGGGTTGCATGACGACCTAGTTAGCGCCATTGACGCC